TGCCGCATATAATACTGGAAAGAAACGTGCCCTCGAACACATTAAGCGATTGACAAATGAAGGGCATGAAGATCCAGAAGCGCTCGCGGCTGTTAAGGCGGAAGCCTCAAGCTATGTAAAAAAATGGCGAGACATCGCAAAAAGGAACCCCGGAGACGAGACGGCAGAGAAACAGCTTGGGTGGTATGAGACGCTCGAAAAAGGGTGGGGCGACATGCTGAATTCTGTGAATAGATCCAAGAGCCGTGGGGCCGAGCGGGGCGGATCTACCTCACCGCAGCAGAGTGCCGCATATAATACTGGAAAGAAACGTGCCCTCGAACACATTAAGCGATTGACAAATGAAGGGCATGAAGATCCAGAAGCGCTCGCGGCTGTTAAGGCGGAAGCCTCAAGCTATGTAAAAAAATGGCGAGACATCGCAAAAAGGAACCCCGGAGACGAGACGGCAGAGAAACAGCTTGGGTGGTATGAGACGCTCGAAAAAGGGTGGGGCGACATGCTGAATTCTGTGAATAGATCCAAGAGCCGTGGGGCCGAGCGGGGCGGATCTACCTCACCGCAGCAGAGTGCCCCGCATGCGACAAAACTCGGCCGCATGCAGCCGGGTTCTACGGCGGTCAATGCAGGCAAGGAAGCCAAGCGTCTCGACCATAATGCTCGGGTGTATCACCGGACAGCAAGAAGAGCGAGAGAGGCATATAATGCAAAAATGGATAAGGCTGGAGGCGAGCCAAATGCGATCGAGCAGAAAAAGAGTGCCTATAAGGCGAAGTCTGATGAGAATGTCATCCGGCGTGACCAGGCTGCCGCAAGTGCCAAGGGACGGCTTTCCAATTTGAGACAGCTCGCCAATTCCCTCAAGGCGCGTAACCCCCATGCATTCAAAGGCTAAGGAGAAAAGTTGTATACAGATAGATTCAAGCCGCGGCGATCGGTCGAGAAACGGTATGCCGCGGCGATCAACCGGATCATGGAAGGACTGCGAAGGCGCCTCACGGGTGCCAGCAGTCCTTTTCAAATGCTCCAGGTGCTGCGCGGCTTCGCGAGGTCGCCGACTCTGGATAAGGCCGCCCGCGAGGCAGCAGGATCTATGGCCACCAGTCTCTTCCACGATGGGGCACGGAGCTGGCGTGAGGCCGCCAGACGTGGCTCCCGGGGCAGGGCTATATATTTACTCCTGAAGAAGGAGCGGGCCCACAGGAGCGAAATCAGCGCGATCGTGGAGCAAAATTCCAAGCTCATCAAGTCCATGACATCGAGTGTGGCAAGCAAGGTCGCCCACGAGATGGACAAGGGGCAGATGGAAGGGAAGCGGCCGGAGGAGCTTATGCGTCAGGTGCTGGCGCGTTGGCCACAGCTGACGAGGGCGCATGCGCTTCTCATTGCTCGCACGGAGTCCTCGAAGGCGACCACTGCCTTGACGCGAGTCCGGGCAGAAAGCGCGGGGCTTTCGTGGTATGTGTGGAAGACGAGCAAGGATGCTCGGGTGCGAAGCTCGCACAGCCACATGGATGACGTCATCTGCAGCTGGAAAGACCCGCCGTCTCCCGAGAAGCTCCTTCACCAGAAGGACTATGGGCATTATGCTCCGGGGGAGATATTCAACTGCCGCTGCTATCCGGCCCCGCTCCTGGACTATGGGGACGTGGCATGGCCGCATAAGGTCTACATGAACGGCCGCATCCGTATGATGACGCTGGCGGCATTCAAAAAACTGAATGGAGGAGGCAGCCTATGAGGGCATACTTCGGGAGCCGTATCTCCGACCATATGATTCGAACACCGGAAGGGTATCTGGTATGCAAGGATGTGCCGATCGCGCGCACCGGCATCCAGAATTACCGCGGGATGGAATTTGGCGGGACGGATCCCAATAAAATCTATAACATAGAGCGCCCGGAAGCTGAGGTGTTCAGCAAGGCCGCGCTCGCATCATTTGAAGGCAAGCCCGTGGTGGATGAACACCCGAAGGAAGATGTGAAACCCGGGAATGTACTTCAGTACCTGAAGGGCACCTGCCGCAACGTACACCGCGGCGAGGGGGCCCTTTCTGATTGCATCGTTGCCGACCTCATTATCTATGACGACGATCTGATCAGAAAAATCGAGGATGGGAAGCGCGACGTTTCCTGCGGGTATGACTGCCTGTGGGATCCGAAAGACAGAGACACCTACGTGCAGCGGGAGATCCGCGGCAATCATGTGGCTGTCGTCAATCGCGGTCGCGCTGGCCATAGAGTTTCTATTCGTGATTCCAAAGGAGGAATGAAGAGAATGAGTACAAAAAAGAACAGCCTCTGGGGCCGTGTGCTGGCGGCCTTCGCCAAAGACGAAGACACCACCCCGGAAGACTTGGAAGCAGCGTCCAAGCTGAACCCGAAGGTGCAGGACGAGGATCCTGAACCGCCCAAGGATCCAGAACCTCAGCGCACGCCGGCGTATGATGCTCTGGATGCGCGCCTCCGTCGTATCGAGGATGCACTGGACGCGCTGGCAGCGGAACCGGAACCAGAGGATAAGTACGAGAATCCGCGATCGGCAGAAGATGATGGTGAGGATTATCCAGATAATCCGGACGATGAACCGACAGCGCTGGATGCTCTGGAAGGGGAGCTGACAGGGGAGAGGAAACCAGAAGGTGCCGAGGATGATGGCGAAGAAGACGTGCCAGCTGAAGAAATCAACGCAGCACACGGCGAGGAAACCGAGGATGATGCAGACTGCATTGATCCCGGAGATGAAGACGATGACGCGAAGGCTGCCAGAGACGCTGCGCTGGATATCATCGACGGGCTGAAGCCGGTCATTGCAAAGCTCCCTTACCGCCAGCGTCAGAGAGCGGCGGACTCCATGGCGGCGCTCCTTCGCTCGAACCTTCCGGATCGCCAGTATGCCGGCCTCATGCATGCGCAGCAGAATGGACACAGCGCTCGCGATTCGGATCCGATTATGGATGACGAAGAGTACGGCCGCATGATCCGCGACAAGTATAATCCGCATTATAAGAAAGACTAAGGAGGACATCACCATGAGTGGTAAAGCTATTGGTATTTCCATGAATTATGGGTTCCCGGGCACCTACGCCCGCACCCCTGACCTGATCACTACGTCCCGCCAGCTGAAGGCAGGCTCTGACGACGTGCCGTTCGGTGCTTGCCTGCAGGCGAATGATGACAACACCTACTCCCCTATCGGCGCCGATTTTACGGCGGACAAATTCGGAGGGGTGGCGCTTCGCGTCATCAAACAGGCGGTGGCCTATGATGATCAGAATCACACCGCATATCATGCAAAGGACATGATCAATGCCCTGAACCGCGGTGCCGTCGTCGTGACCTGCAACAATGGCACTCCGGCCGCTGGCGGCAAGGTATACGTCCGGATCAAGAAGAACACCTCCGTCGTGGATGGTGTGATCGGCGGATTCGAAGCGGCGGCAGATGGCGAAAACTCCATCCTGCTTCCGAATGTCCAGTGGACGAACGGCTATGTAGACGCGAACGGCGTGGCAGAAATCACCATTCTGACCCGTGCGAACGCCTGATTTTTCAAAGGAGGATAATTGATTATGGGTAATGGGGTTTCTTTTTTCACTCCGAATAAGGAAATGGCCGGCCGTGCCAGCATGGCAATGATGCAGGGAGGCCGTCAGGTATATGGAATGCCGGGCGCGTTCTATGGTAAAGGCTTTGACTCTGCCGTGGCTTCTGGTATGGCTTACATCACCGGCGAGCTCGAAAAGATGGATCCGAAGGTGCGTGAACCGCTCACCAGTGTCACCTGGCAGCGAGACATGGTGGCCAAGACCGGCGGCGGATGGGTAGAATACACCTCCACCTACAACGTAGACTACGGCACCACGGGACCGAATGACCTCTCTATTGTAGGCACCGCGTCCAACACGATCCCCGTCATGCAGGTCAGCACGGAAAAGAATCTGTACAAAGTGTTCACTTGGATGCACATGATGCGCATTAACTTCGTGGATATGGCGAAAGCAAAGCAGATCGGCCGAAGCCTGGAGGATATGCTGAATAAGGGCATTCGCCTCAACTACAACAAGTCTTTGGACATGAACGTCTACAAAGGCTTTGAAAAGCTGGGAACGACCGGCCTCGTAAACGATCCGAATGTCGTGGTCGCAACCGCAGACAATGGTGCATCCGGAAAGGCGACATGGAAAGATAAGACTCCGGATGAAATCTTGGACGATATCAATCAGGCAATCACCGCAGCATGGGTGGCTTCCGAATACGACCTCGATGGTATGCCGAATCACATCCTGATCCCGCCGCAGCAGTACACCCTGCTCGTGACGCGCAAGGTTTCTGAAGCCGGCAACTGCTCTCTGCTGGAATATTTAATGAACAATAATATCGCGAAGAATCAGGGACGTTCGATTTCCATCTATCCATCCCGTTGGTGCATCAAGGCTGGCACTGGTCAGACCGACCGCATGGTAGCGTATATGAATGATGAGGACAAGGTCAACTTCGACATTACTGTTCCGATCACACGCGCCATGTCCTCCCCGAACCTTTCTGCAGCTGCCTACGATACTCTCTACGCAGCGCAGATCGGGCAGGTGAAGTTTAATTACTATCAGCCGGTCCGTTACATCGACGGCATCTGATTTCTAATATCGGAGGAAACCATGCTTATTATTTCTAAGAGAAAGTTCATGTTCACAAACGTCATCGGTGGTTCCTTCATCACCAAGGGAGGCGGCATTCTGGAGGAAGCGCCGGACTGGATCCGCGAAAACATCCTCTATGACCTCGCCCTTTCTGATGGAGACATCATCGAGGTCAAGGGAAACGGCAGCGACAAAGAGGCCGAAGTGGCTGTAGCGAAGGCAAAAAGAACACGCGCCAAGAAAGCTGAGGAATCCGCTGAAGGATAATCTGCAGAATAGAGGTGACTGTCAATGATCGGGATCGTTTCACAGGCTTCGAACATCAAGAAAGAAGAACATCCGGAGTACACAAAGGAGACGTTTCTTCTGTTGTACCCGCAATTCAGAGGCGCGATTCCGGATGCGGCGCTGGACATGTACGTAGACCTCGGGCTGTCCTGCGTCAATTACAAGCGCTTCAACCGGATGTGGAAGGCGGCGATTGGTTTATTCATCGCCCACTTCTGCACTCTGTACCTGCAGTCTATGCAGCCGGAAGGGACGGACGCCTCGCAGGTGCTGGCATCTGCTTCCTCAGCAGGCATGGTCACCAGCGAGAGTGCTGACGGCGTATCCTACTCAAGGGACGGATCGGCACTCAATGACCTGAATGGCTGGGCGGCCTTCAAGATGACGACGTTCGGCGTGCAGTTCGCCACCATGGCGAAACTCGTAGGGAGAGGCGGGATGTATGTATGGTGAATGCGAAAGTGGAACACAAGGAGTACAACGGCGGCATCGCCGGGCTCTTTGCCCGGCTGCGCGGCCTACAGAAACGGCATATCTATGTCGGTATTCCGCAGGCAAAGAACAGCCGCAAAGGTGGGGAGATCGGCAATGCGGATCTCCTTTACATCCATACCCACGGCATCCGCCGCCGTCCTATGATCGAAGAGATGGATCAGAACATGGCTCGGGGGCTCAAGTATTCCGCCGCATTTTCTCTATACATCCAGTCTCATGGCTCGCCTCTCTGGCACTCTCCGCCTCGCCCGGTCATTGAACCGGCGCTTGCGGCCAACAAGGTCAGGATCGCAGCCGAATTTAAAAAGATATATCAGGCCACGGCATCCGCCGATGGCGATGGGGTGGAGCGTGCCATTACACGGACGGGACTTCTCGCGCAGAATGTATGTCGCGAGTGGTTCGATGATCCGAGAAACAACTGGCCAGCCAATTCGCCCGTCACCATCGCAAAAAAGAAGAGCGATAAGCCTTTGATTGATACCGGCGCGATGAGAAAGGCCATTACCTATGTGGTTAGGAGTGATTGACTATGATTAACCTGGCCACAGTGATACACTCGCCGATGCTCTCGCAGGGCATCACTATCAAGCGGGCCTCCGGTATTTGGGAAGATGGGGATTTCGTCTCTGGCACGAAATCCCCATCGACCCTTCATTTACGCGGAATTGTGACGGTAGCAAGTGCCCGAGACCTCAGCATGGTTCCGGAAGGCGACCGTCAGTCTGGCGCTATGAAGGTGCTGACGACGGAGCGCTTGTACGTGACGGGTGAGATCAATGATTCTTCGAATTTCTCTGATATCCTCGTATGGCGCGGAGAGGAGTACCGTATCTATTCGGTGACGCCTGACGCAGACTATGGGTTCTATCGATCGATCGCTATGAGAGTACTTGGGGAGGTGCCTGATGCCTAACCTTACACGGAAGAAAATCATGCGGCTATTCTACAGAGCGACCATGGCCGCGATCGGGGAGGATCCGGATAAAAAGTACAGGACCTTAAAGCCGCCTGTTCGTCTGACTTACAGCACCTTTGGAAAGCCTGACTGGACGGTGAACGATGATGTCATTTTTCTTACGTTCCATGATGCGGGAGGTGATGAGACCACCCAGCCGATCCATGAAGTATGGGAAGACGCTGGGCGTGATCTCATCTGCCGGCATTATATGAACCGTGTGCTGCAGATTTCTTTCACGGCCTATGGGCCGAATGGATACGATCATCTTCTGGAAGTCAAACATGCCTTCCTTGACGGCTCCGACGTACTGCGGAAAGCCGGCATCATGATCATCCCATCTGCAGAGACACCGCAGTACGTTCCCGAGAATTACCAAAACATGTGGTGGGACAGGGCAGACCTGACACTCCGCTTCAACTACCTCATGCGTTGGGATGAGGACGTGAAGGCCATCGAGAAGGTACCGGTGATCATTCACGCCAATCCGCCCGGCGAATCGCACCGCGTCCAGACGGACAGCGGAATTATCATAAAGAAAGGATAAAACATGCAGCTTGATTTAAAAACAATCGTCAATGTGAAGGTCAATCTGGCCTCTCGCTCGGCTGCCAGAAAAGGTTTCAATGTGGCGCTGATCCTTGGCCCTAGCACGGCCATCAGCACAGGCGAACGCGTCAAAATCTACACCAGCGTGTCCGCCATGCTGCAGGATGGATTCACTACGGATACCCCGGAATACAAGGCAGCGTCGCTGTATTTTTCAGCGACCTCTGGCCCGACAAAGCTGGCCGTCGGAGTCAAAGGGGAAGAAGAATCGTTCCTCGCTGCAGCTAAGGCCTGCCGAGAAAAGAATGGGGAATGGTATGTGCTGATTCCGCTCGAAGCCAAAGATGCAGATATCCTGCAGCTTGCAGAATGGGCAGAGGCGGCCAGCCCGGACACACTCCTCGCATATACCACATCTGACGATTCGAACCTGTCGAATACCGTAACAGGCGATGTGGGCGAGCAGACTGACGCCATCTTTAAGCGCCTGAAATCAAAGAATTACAGACGCTCCTTCGGTATGTACAGCAGCACCAGTCATGCCGTCGCTGCCGTCATGGGATATGCGATGGGGCAGAATACCGGACTCAATAATTCCGCCTTCACGCTTGCTTACAAGAAACTGCCCGGCGTATCGACGGACGACCTGTCCGAAACTCAGGTACTGTATGTGTGCGGGGATAGCGAGACTGCAGGCGTGAACGGCAATGTGTATGTGCGCCGCTCGGATGCCTATGATGTCCTGCAGGAAGGATGCATGGCGGATGGTACGTACTTCGACGAAGTCCTGAATCTCGACATGCTGAAGAATGAAATTGTGCTGTCGGTCATGGATCTCCTGACCAGCCAGCCGAAGATTCCTGATACGGAGCCCGGCGTAAACAGCATCGTGGCTGTCATCAATACCGCTTGCGAAAAATTCGTCAATTCCGGATTCATCGCACCAGGCGTATGGAATGGCGGCACTGTGCTCACCCTGAAGAATGGCACCACGCTCGATGCAGGCTATATCGTCCTCTCCGAGCCGGTTTCCGACCAGTCTCAGGCCGATCGCGATGCGCGCAAGGCGCCTCCGATCTACGTATGCATCAAGACTGCCGGCGCTATTCATTATGTGACCATTGCGGTCAACGTCAATCGCTAGGGAGGTGAAAAAGTATGAATGGAGCTTTATCTACCTACTCTTTCTCGGATGTGGTCGGTTCGATCCATTGCGGTTTAATGGAGGACTACGTATTTACCGGGAAAGGCGTGGGATCGATTACGATCTCAAAATCAACGGAGCGCACCACGCATGACATTGCGGCCGACGGATCGGTCATGGTATCTAAGGTGCCAGGCAATAACGGGACTGTAACTATTGAGGTGCAGCAGACCAGTCCGCTTAATAAATGGCTGAACGGATGGTTCCAGAAATTATGGAATTCTCCCACCTCCAAGTGGGCCAGCACCACCATCTTGATTCGAAACGGACATCTAGGGAATACCCACGTCTGCTTCGGCGTGTCTCCTTCCAAAGAATCTGACACGCCTTATCAGTCGCAGGGCGGCCGCGTGACGTGGCAGCTCATGTGCGCAGATATCGTGAATAACCCGATCTAATGTGAAGCATTTTTTATACCGGAGGAACCATAATGCTGAAACAGAAGACAAAAGTGATTGAGGCGGGCGGCGCTAAATACCGTCTGGGTAAGATGGATGCCCGTTCTGCATCCTATTTGGCCATGAAAGCGGCGGCGGTGATCGCGCCGGCTCTTTCTACTGCCAAGGGCATGAATAAGCAGGATGCCTTCAAGGCGGCGGCCAATGCGCTTCCCTCTATGCCTCGTGAGGAATTCGATGAAATCCAGACCATGCTGCTCCGCACCGTCGTGAAGCTGGTAGAGACGAATGGTGTGGATATGCCGGTGCCGGTCATCAAGGCGGACGGATCGTTTACTGATGAGGATCTCTGCTATGACGCTCCGACAGTCATGCAGCTCTCGGTACAGGCGCTGATGTTCAACATCGGCGATTTTTTTCAAGGAGCCGGCCTGATCCAGAAACCGGCCAAGTAACAATGCCCTTTGAACCATATGCCTATCCGACCATTGACGCCTTCGCGTATGCGCCGGTGGCCGCCGGTATGTGGCGGCAGCACGAAGTGTTTGATGGGACATATGACTTTGACGATTTACTCGACGCGCATGAAATCATGGCAGTAAAGGCCATCAATGCCAAGAGGGCCCAGGAAGCGGCAGAAAGGAGAAATCGATGAATCCAGTCGAAACGATGGGGGAATACTTGGTCAAACTGTCTGCAGACATTGATACCAATTCCTTTAATGCCGCCATGGCTGCTCTGAATCAGCTCATGAATGCCCTGAAGAACATCAAAGGCCTTGCGGCGGCTGCCGCGGCAGTGACCGGATTCGCGGCGATCGGCAAGGCGGCCATCGATACCATCAAGAGTGTGGCCGCGGCAGACATGCAGTTCAAGCGGCTGGCGAATCAGATGTGGATCACCAAGGACAGCGCCAAGGCGCTCTCTACGGCCATGAAGGTCATGGGTGTGTCCGAGGAAGATCTGGCATGGATCCCGGAGCTTCGCGAGCAGTTCTTCCGTCTGCGAAGTGAGATGAACCAGCTGGCCACGCCGATCGACGCCGACCGGCAGCTGAAATGGATCCGAGAAATCGGATATGACATCCAGTCTCTTCAGGTGAAGCTGAAAATGCTGAAGGAGTGGGTAGCCTACTATCTCATTAAATACCTGCAGCCATTCATCAAGGAATTCCAACAGTTTATACAGTGGATGAACGACAAGCTCGGGAAGAACATGCCGCAGATCGCGAAGAAAATCGCGGAGTTTTTAGGTCACGTCGTGTCCGTCGGGCTGAGTGCACTCAAAGTATTGAAGTCGGTCATCGGTTCCGTTTATCGCTTTATAGACGGCCTTCCTGCGAATGTGAAAAAGTGGGGAGCGATCTTTGCGACGGTCGGGGCCTTTATCATGGCCGGTCCTTTTGGTAAATTCCTGATCGCGATCGGCGGGGCTCTTCTGCTCCTCGAGGACTTCGTCTACTACATGAATGGGTGGAAGTCGTCTAAGACGCTCGCTCCCGTGTGGGAGAAGCTGCTGAATTTCTTAGAGGGAGATACGCTCTCCACTATCTCCGATTCCATCAAGGAAATCCTGAAAGGCATCGCGGATGGCCTCGATTACATCGTGACCAAATTCGTAGAAGGCATTGATTGGGATGGTATTCGTGAGTCCTGGTCAGATGGTCTTTCCGAGTTGAAGGACGGTGTTGGGGATTTATTCGACGCCATCTCTGACCTTTTTGATACCATCACCAAGAACACCGACGAGAAGGCGAAGTCTCGCCAGCGGTCATTCTGGACATCCATCGGAGAATTCATATCTTGGGCCTTGAAGGACCTCGGCAGAATGGCCGGAATGGTCGGGAAGCTCATCGCCTCCATTGCCCTATGCCTTCGCGGCGATTTCGTGGGGGCTGCCAAGCTCCTCGGTGTCGTCGTTCAATCGGCGGCTAAGAACAGCCCTTGGGGGCGCATTCTTAGTGGTGTATTTGCATCTTCTGCTGATGAGAAAGCAAATACAGCGGCCGCGATGAACATACTCACGAAGGACGGTGGGTTCACGAAAGAGGGGGCGGCCGCGGCTATCGGTAATTTCTCGGCGGAGTCGAATGTAGATCCTAACAACGTACAGAAAGGGAGCCAGGAGGAGAAGGAAATCTACTTGCGGCGCCTCCTTAATGGCGATATGAGCCGGGATGAATTCGTAAACGACGGTGTCGGATTTGGCATTGCGCAGTGGACAGATGCAGGAAGAAAGGGAGCACTCTACGATTTCGCCATCGAGCAGGGGCGGCCCATCAACGACCTGCGCCTGCAGCTGGCTTTCTTTATGAAGGAGCTTGAGGAAGATTACGGCGACCTGTACCAGGAAATGAAGACGACGGACGATGTGGACAGCATGACGCGACGGCTGCTTCATGAGTACGAAAGTCCAGAGGATCAAGGCTATGGCGTGCAGGTGGATCGCGTAGACAGGGCGCAGAATGCATACGACAACAATTTTGTAAGTACATCCTCCTTTGCAGTAAATCCAAACAGCTACGCAGCGACGGCTGGCACAGGCAGTAATGGATTCGTACAGACCGGCTATAGCGGCGGCAGCAGGATTTCATTCGGAGATATCCACGTGAATGTCACGAATAGCAATGCCTCAGCCAAGGACATCGGAAACGCAGTCGCTGATGCCATTTCTACGAGGTATCAGAGAGGGGTGCTGGTATGAATATCTTAGGATCTCTGGGAGGAGGCGCTCATCTCGGCCTTGGAAATCTGACCGGAATGACACTCGGGAACCTCAATGCGGTGCTGATCGGCGGGACAGCTACGCTGCCGTCCAATGGAATGTTTCTTGAAGCCGCGTTTCAGGATGGGTATTTTCCCCGCCAGTGGGCGGCCGGGACGCATGAACAGGGCGAGCTCATCTACTGCAAGACGAACATCGCCGGATTTTTCTTCGATGCCGTGCTGAACGTGTCCACGGAGCATACCGCTGTCGTGACCTCGCACCCGGTGCAGACCGGGGCGAATATCTCTGATCATATGTACCTGGAACCGGTACAGATTACCATGGAAATCGGCATGAGTGACTGCATGGCCTCCATGGTGCGCGGCCAGTGGGTGGGAGCCTATACGAAGTCCATCTCGGCATACCGCAAGCTCTGCGAGCTGCAGGCGGCGCGTATTCCCTTCACGGTGCTGACTCGTCTCAACCAGTATCAGAATATGGTCATCCGCTCGATTTCCGTCAACGATGACGCCAGTACGTTATACGGCCTGCGTGCCACAGTCAATCTGCAACAGCTGATCCTGGCAAATGTCACGACGGAAAAAGTCTCTGCTCGCGAATGGACGAGCGGGGCGGGAGCGAATCGCGGTGAGGTACAGCCGACACCAGAACCGACGTCGACCATCCGCTCCATGGAAGACGCTGCGAAAGGGGGAGAGAGCTGATGGCATACTGCAGAGTACCATTAACTTGTCAGCCGCAGTCTGTACAGACCTTCAAGCTCACGCTGGATGGTGGTAAGCGGAATATCAACATCAAGCTCGTGCTCCGGTATATGGATCTGTATGATACGTGGATCGCTGCGATCTATGACAACAGTACGAGAGACCTTTTGGTGGACATGATGCCGCTGGTATGCGGAGTGAATCTCCTAGGCCAGTACAGGCATCTTTCTATCGGGGAGGCATACATCGTGCCTGTTTCCGACACGCTCCTCACGCAGCCGGACAACAAGACACTTGGGACGACCTTCGTTTTAATCTGGGGGGACGCATCATGAGTTTTGCGAGTGCTGCCCTTGGGGCGGCGGTAGAGACCACGCTGGCCAAGCAGTGGGGCGCGGACAAGGCGGATCCCAATGCCAAGCCGACACTGACGCGGCCTAACGGTGCTCTCTGGTTAAGAAAGTATAAGATACTGGTCACGGACAAGAATGATGAGGAAGCGCTGAATGTGTCCGACTTGCACTGCACCTTCGAGGTCCATAAGAAACGGGACCGGGGCGGGTTCTATGCCATCGTCCGCATCTATAATCTGAATGCCGACACCGAGGATAAGCTGGTCATGGAAGGCGACCGTCTGATCATCGAGGCGGGGTATCAGGCAGAGCAGACGGAGACTTCCAAAGATGAAGAGGGCAATGAAGTCAAGACGACCGTCGACCTTCAGTACGGCAAAATTTTTGACGGAAAGATCATCTGGCCATCTCGATCGCGCGATTCCAATGTAGACTACGTCCTGACGCTCATGGCCATCGATGGTGATCAGCAGCTGAACCTCAATTTCATATCCAAGACAGTGAACCGCGGACTGAATTCCCGAAAAATTATCGAGACTGTGGCGAATGACAGTGAAGAGAAGACGCCGGTGAATCAGGTATCGGATGGACTGTCGGATCAATCGCTGCCAAGGGGTAAGGTGTTCTTTGGCCGTCCCTATGACTATATACAGAATGTGTGCCGTGGAAACGCGGCCTCTTTTTATGTGGAAGACGGCAATCTGAACATCGTCCGCTTGCAGGATGTGGGAAAGGATGAAGCGATCGTCGTATCCCCGGAGACCGGGCTCATCGGCACGCCTCAGCAGGTGCAGTTTGGACTTTCCTTCCGGATCCTTTTAAATCCGGCCATTCACCTGCAGTCTCTCATCAAACTGAAAAACGTGCAGGCGAATGAGGCGAGCGTGACGCCCGGCCAGCAGCAGGCACCGCTGGATGATGAGTGGATTTACCAGGTCATGGAGCTGACGCACGTCGGGGATACCCGCGGGAATGACTGGTATACAGAAATTCAAGGAATATCCCGCTATGGGAAGGGCTCACTGGCGGCCTTATTGGGCAACAGTGGCCAGAATGGGAACGGGGTGTGATCAATGATACCTTTGACAGAGCTTTCGCCTGACAGGCGCCAGAATAGCGAAAATTTCGCCCGCGAGCGAGAGAACAATCTGCGCGTGGCGTGCCCAGGAATCATTCAGTCGTTTGATCCGAAGGAGCAGACGGTTACTGTGCAGCCAGCGATTCGCGAGAAGCGGCTGACCCCAGAAGGGGAAGAGCAGTGGGTGGATCTCCCACCACTCGTTGATGTTCCCGTGGTATTTCCGAGAGCGGGCGGCTATGCGCTTACATTCCCGGTGAAGCCGGGCGATGAATGTCTGGTCATCTTCGGAGACGCCTGTATGGATGCGTGGTGGCAGTCGGGAGGCGTGCAGAATCAGATCGACTGCCGCCGACATGATCTCTCAGACGGCTATGCCATCCCTGGTCCATGGAGTCAGCCGCGCACCATTACTGGATACAGTACCGGCTCCGTGCAGCTCCGGAATGAATCCGGATCGGCGTATGTGGAAATCGCTGGCGATACCATCAACATCGTCGGCGGCACCATCAACATCAATGGAGGGACGGTGAATATCAATTGAGTCAGGCGACACGACTGGGAGACAAAGACACAGGACATGATGCCTGCCCGCCGACGGCGCTCGTTACTGCGGCCTCGGATGTGTTCATCAATGGACGGGGAGCCGCGCGTGTAGGGGACATCTATGCACCGCATGGCTGCTCCGTGCACGCGGCGCACTCTGGGGCGATTTCTTCAGGGAGCAGATCGGTATTTATCAACGGGAAGCCGGCTGCTCGCGTGGGGGACTCCGTCTCCTGCGGCGGTACGGCTGCCGAAGGCTCTCCGAATGTGTTTATAGGAGGCTAGCTATGATTTACCGCATGTTAGACGCCGATGGTGACTACGTATTCGGGAGGAGCAAGCATGCTTATCTCGAAGGCGTGGAAGCTGTCGCACAGGCCATCAAGACAAGACTACTCCTGCTCTATGCGGAGTGGTGGGAGGATCGAGAGGACGGTCTGCCCCTTTTTGAGAAAATTCTGGCATCCTCGGGCAGCCAATCCAACACAGCGGCGGTGGATTTCCTTTTCAAGGAACGCATCTCCGGGACGAAAGGCGTGCTCTCGATACTGGGCTATGATTCAAACTATGATAATGACACTCGAAAATACACGTTCCGCGCCGTGGTAGAGACCATGTACGGATCGCTCATTATATCGAATCTGGGAGGAACATCATGAGTTACTTTGCTCCTTACGTCGACGGATCCGGACTTCACATGCCGACCTATCAAGATATTCTGGACGATATGATCGCAAGCATGAAGAAAATCTACGGATCGGATATTTACCTTGGAAACGACAGCGCAGATTACCAGTTTCTGTCCATCCTCGCACTGAAGGTGGCCGACAGCTATCAGGCAGTGCAGTATGCTTACAATTCGAGAAGTCCGACGACTGCCGTCGGAGCGGCGCTCGACTCCGTAGTAAAGCTGAACGGCATCTACCGAAAACCTGCAGGTTTCTCGACCTGTGAACTCTACATCACGGGCACGGCCTTCACAGAAATCAAAAACGGCAGCGTAAAAGATGCCACTGGGAATGTGTGGAATCTGCCGGCGTCTGTGGTGATCGGATCTGACGGCAGCGTGCTTTCCACAGCCACATGCCGCGTGGCTGGCGCCATCACAGCACTTCCGGGCGACATCACGCAGATCAACACCCCGACCATGGGATGGAAGGCGGTCGAAAACAAAGTGTCGGCCATTCCGGGCAATGCTATCGAGACGGACGGAGAGCTTCGAAATCGTCAGGCCATCTCTGTGGCGAACCCGTCTCAGACCATGCTGTCCGGGACGCTTGGTACACTCCGTGCGCTGAAGGATGTGGCGCGCGTGTCGGTCTACGAGAATGACACCAACATCTCGGACGTGGATGAGGAGAATAACCCCTTTGGCCTGCCGCCGCACTCAATCACCTGCGTAGTCGAAGGTGGAAATGATAACGAAATCGCGGAGGCGATTCTTTACCATAAAGGGATCGGCTGCTATACGAATGGCACGAAGGTGGTCAAGGTCAAAGACCAGAATGAATACATCAACACCGTCCGATTCTATCGTCCAATCTATGTCCCGATTCATGTACATGTAAAGATTAAAAAGTATACCGGCTATATCTCCAGTCTGGCGTCGACGGTAAAAAGTGCGATTTACGATTATATCAAAGGACTCGAGATAGGGCGGGACGTGTCCATTTCTATGCTGACCGGAGTCATCGTAGGATGCAATCCCATCCCAAGCAAGCCGCTCTTTGGGATCTCTTCCATCACGATTGGCAGCTCGGCCGGATCCATGGCAGCGGGCGATGTGGATATAAATTACAACGAAGTCGCAAGCCCGGACTACAGCCTGCTTGAGGTAGAATCATGATTACACCGACGAAGGAATACTACAGGGAGCTCATCACTTCAGAATACCGCATTGCTCCGCGCTTCAATGACATGGTACGGAAGATGGTAGATTATAATTGCGAACTGGATACATTCATCCTGAAGGTTGTCGACATGTTCGACTTGGAAACCGCCCATGATGATCAGCTCGATATCATCGGCGACTGCGTCGGTACGTCTCGCGATCTGGACTTTGAACCAACGCCGCTGGGCCGAGGAGACATCATCTGCCCGACACCGGAAGAAATGGAAAAGGACAGCGGCGATGAATCGGTCTATACCGTGTACCCGACACCTACCCCGGTGAATATGGAGGAATCAGACTTTATTAAAGGTTGGGCTCCGGCGGATATCGAAGACGCTCCCCTGATCACGGATTCCGTATTCCGCACTATGATCAAAGCAAGAATCGTGCAGAATGTGTGGAAGGGGAACGTACTCGATCTATACGAAATGTGGGCGAATCTGTTTCCGGAGAATCTGGGTATACAGATCCAGGATCTGCAGGACATGTCTTACAATATCGTGCTGGTGGGTCAGTACACAGGTCTCATGCGCGAGCTCATCATGCATGGTTATATCATCCCGAAACCGGAAGGCGTCCGGATTAACGCGCTCTCCTTTATCGATACAAGCGGCATGCCGATCTTTTCATACGATTACAATACTCTCAACTACAGCGGATATAAGTCACATTGGCTGCAGGTTAAGAAAACGGAGGGGTAATGAATGGCCAAATCTAATTTTAAGGTATTTGCAGAAGGCGTCGCCCCCGCAAATATACAGTCAGACAATGAATACGAGACAGACACACAACGCGTCTCCGGAGTGGTGCCGGGCATTGCTGTTCCTTCGCTTCACAACAAGATTTATAAGCAGGCTACGATCATGGCTGCGGCCATAGCGCAAGTCATCGTACAAGCCGGATTCGATGCGATGGATGACGACTATACCGGCCTCGTCGCGAATCTCCGTAAAACCTTCACAGGCTCGGTTAATGGTATCAAGCCGGATGCGCAGGGGAATATCGACCTCACGTCCGTCCTTGAGAACATCCGCCGGATGACCTATCCAAGGATTGGCGACGTTATTATGACAAAGAGTTCAGAGAACCCGTCCATCAAGTACACCGGCACGACATGGGAACTTATCGAAGAAAAGACCTTCATCATGGCCGCCGGAAATACCGCCAAAGTGGGCGAAACGGGCGGAAGCAATACTCACACGAGTACTGTATCCGAGATGCCGTCCCACACCCATGGATATACGATGGGTGAAGCAGGCGGGCATGACCATGATCGAGGAAACATGGAGATTACCGGGGAGTTTAACGCTGATGACTCAGCATTTGGACGACATGCGGACAGCACACCCACCTCAGGCGCTTTTGTCGAGGGCCGACGCGTTGATTTAGATCAAAAATCGGGCGGCGGCGTTGGTGCTCGTATGCGTTTCGTGGCTTCCCGTTCTTGGACTGGCCGAACATCGTATGCGGCAGCGCACAAGCATGCTCTTTCGATCAATGATACAGGCAGTGGACAGGCATGGGACAGCCGACCGAAGTACATTGCATTATACATTTGGATTCGAACAGAATAATAAGGAGGAATCATGGCAGTAGAAACAAATGCGCGCATAGAATTTTCCGTCGCCTCTGTAGAGGAATGGGAAAAAGTAAACCCCAAGCTCCATCAGGGCGAGCCCGTCTTCGCAAAGAAACCGAGCGGCAAATATATTCTGAAGGTCGGCGCCCCCGGAGGGAGCACATATAAAAATGCCGTCGTCGTATGGGATCAGGATGACGCAGAAACAAAAATGACAAGCACACAGGAGGCGGCTGCGCAGGCACTCGCATCCAAGAATGCAGCGGTGGCGAGCGCGAGTGCAGCAAAGACGAGTGAGACAGCAGCGTCCGCATCTAAGAGCGCAGCCGCGACGAGTGCCGCGAACGCAAAGACGAGCGAGACAAATGCTGCTGCCTCCAAGACCGCTGCAGCGAACAGTGCCAGCACCGCCAGTGCTAAGGCCACAGCGTCCGCCAATAGCTCCAGCGCAGCGGCCGCCAGTGAGAAGAATGCCGCCGCCTCAGCCAGTGCCGCCGCAACCAGCGAAAGCAATGCGCTTAAGAGTGCAAGTGCAGCGAATACCAGTGCAGGCAACGCCAAGGGCAGTGAGACGAATGCGTCCGCGAGCGCGAGTGCGGCAGCACAGAGTGCAAGTGCAGCAGCGAAGAGTGCTATTGATGCTGCTAAGTTTGACCCTTCTAGCTACTACTTAAAGTCAGAAGTAGATAACAAAATAGATGCTGTCTGGAAGCAGCCACTAAATTGGGATATCATATCATCTAACTCAATAATGCAGGCAACATCTATCATATATGATGAAAATGGGGACCAAGCAAGATATAGGCTTGGTGCCCTAGCTACCATAATCACAACAAATATATATGTAAAGCTAAACGACTATGCTCTTAAAACTGATATTCCTAAAAAGACCTCTCAGCTGACAAATGATAGTGGCTTTGCAGTAATCAGCAACGGACACCTTGTTATTAACGGAAGTGAGTTATGGATAGAATAAAAAACGCCATCATACATTGGTTAGGCGGATGTACTGCTGAAGAAAAGCACACCGTCGAACTTCAGCGCGACCGTCTGTATGCAGATCTGAAGGCGAACGAGCAGGAGCTAGCAGAGGTAAATGCAGAATTAGACAAGCTGAAAGCCGTTAATCGTGATACCGTGTTGGATATTGATGGTAAACAAATATGGGTGGAATAGGAGGACTTGATGGGTACACTTACTAAAAAACTGCATATCTTAAAGTCGGGCGGAACAGAAGAAACCTGTAATATTTATACGACACCAGAAGAAGTAGGCGGTAGTCCTTACCTTGCCCTTGAAGTTGATGGAGCAAAAGGGTATGTAAAGCTAGGAAGTACCACAGATGCCAATGCGACCCATTTAAGAGTAGAAAAAGACGGAGTGATCTATGCTGCATGGAAAGAAGCCGTGACCTATGTCAATGTAACAATTACACAAAGTGCCAATCAGACAATCCACGTATACACGCCGCAAAAGAGCGGGGGTACGGATCACACATCGTCCTTTACTATCCCAAAGGGTACATCCTATGAAGCAGAAGTTATCCCTGCTGATGGCTATACCGCAGGGACATTAAATGTCAGCACGGGGGGGTAATTAACGGCGATATGACATTTAGTGCGAGTGCTGCCGTCGGAGAAGCCTTTATCGTAACGGCAGAATACCATGAAAACAGAGGTACAAGCTCTACGACAGAATATGCATACAATTCTGACAACATTGGCATTAAAGACAAGGAACAGATAAAAGTTACATACACATTATTATAATTGTAAAGGAGAATTATGAAATCCGGAACATTTACAAGCGACACACAGTTTACAGCAACTAATGCAACTGTAAATATACCATCTGGAAACACTACCGTCACCGTCAGTGGTTACAACTCAGCCTCGTTCACTGTCCCTAATGGCGTTAAAGTGGTTTTGGTAGATGCCTACGGTGGAGATGGTATATACGTTGGAGTAACTCCTAATAAAACTTACAGCCTTGGTGGGTGGGAGCCATGGGCGCATCATACAGGTGACACTGGTGAGGCATTTTTGCAAAGTGGTAGTGGCGTCTACTGGTGGGGCTACCCCCCTGACGATTTCCCAGATCAAGCAAGCTTCGGGTTTGTTATTAGCTGGTCTACTGAAATCAATACACATACGCCATATGTGACCGATTATTAGTGACAATATTTTTATTCCAACATAGGGGGTTAATATGTTTACTGTTAAGGACTATCTTGAAAGATCCTCGGACGACACTAAGAGCTGTGAATTGCATAATGTTATATCCGAATACTTAGATAGTCTCACTTTAGATACCGCAGACCCGAAGGCAAAACATCTACTGCTTAAACTACACGAGCTGGACTGTGGCCCGTATTTCGATAACGACATTGCTATCAAAGCGGTAGCTCATATGGAGAACGTTGATGGTACTACTGGCCCGCACTGGACGTTTGCAGAAGTAGAGGAGGAAGCAAAGAAACGTAACATCGACCATCCTGCAGATTTGTATTACGCGATTAACATGTTGTATAGCGACCTCTCTAACGTTCTAGGTAAAGACCCCGAAAAGTATATCGTGGTGGCTAAAGCTCTCTATTGGGACGACCCCGATATGCCGGAGGGTAAACTGTTCAAGCAGTATGTAGCCACCATCTAATTCTTATATCATAAGAATTTTGATACAAACATCATGAGCAACGAAAGGAAAGGTGATTATCATGGGACCTGAGCGAAGGGTGGTTAAAGAATGGCTAAAAGCGGTTGACCGTGAAGAGCTTGATGCGATGCTTCAAGCCGCCATATTTACACCCGACGAGCAAAAATACATTCACATGAGACTTATCGAAGGGATGACATTCAAGGAGATTGCTATTGACCAGTCGCTTACGCGAAAGAGTGTGGCGAGGATTGCACGGCGTATCTCTAAAAAGATGTACAAATCAGGCAGAAAACTGGGGTATTTTTAGGGCTTTTGTGACACCATTCCCTTTCTCATTTCAACTACAATGAAATCGTAAGGAGGGGATATCATGTACGGAGAATTCTATCCAACGGGTTATTACGGAGCAACGCCTCAAATGCAGGATCGGCTGGCCATGCTCGAACAGCAGCGGCAGATGCAGCGTCCGCCTCAGCCCATGACAGTTCGTGGGCACTTGGTAACAGGCATAGAGGAAGCACGCGCGGCACAGGTCATGCTGGATGGGACACCGTCCTATTTCCCCTCCCCGGCAGAAGGGAAGATCTATGAGAAGTCGATAGATCTTAACGGGATGCCGGTATTCAAAATCTACGTCGTATCCAAGGAACCACCTAAGCAGGAAGCAGCACCAGCCGGAGCGCTGGCGGCGCTGCAGGCGAAGGTGGAGGAGATGGAAAAGACGCTGAATTCGATGAAGGAGGAGAAAGACCATGAATCCGTTCCAGTTAATCGGCATGCTGCAGCAGGCGCAAAATCCCGTAGGAATGATCCAGCAGATGGCGGGAACTGATCCTTTGATGGGCCGTGCTATGCAGATGGGCCAGGGGAAGAGCCCTGATGAAATGAAAGCTATCGTTCGTAACCTGGCCCGCCAGAAGGGGTGGAGTGACGAACAGCTCGGTCAGTTTCTTTCTCCATTCGGATTGAAACTCTGATGTGCGCACTCAGATTTCATATATTCCATGTAAAGGAGGAACAGAAAAAATGGAAGGAATTACACCAGTAATGAATGTCGGGACTCCGGCTGCCACCAATGGCGATGGCTGGGGCGGCGGATGTGGTGCCTGGCTGATGTGGGTGATCGTCATCTTCGCTATGATGGGAGGAGGCTGGGGTGGCTTCGGCAACCGCTCCGGGCTGACGCAGGCTGAAATGCAGCAGGGCTTTAATCATCAGGATGAGATGGGCCAGCTCCGCGGCGTTTCCTATGGACTTGCGGATTCAACCTTTTCTCTCAATACCACCATGCTCCAGGGGCAGGCAGGACTCGAAAAAACGGTCATGCAGGGCAACTATGCCCTCGGTAGTCAGCTTGCTGAGAACCGCTTCGCGCAGCAGAACTGTTGCTGCGAAACAAACCGCAACATTGATGCAGTAAGAGCGGAAGGATACAGGAACACCTGCGAGCTGAAGACAGCGATCCATGAGGAGGCCGAGAAGACCCGCGGCATGATGATGGCGAGCCAGATTCAGGATCTCAGAGACAGGCTGGCGGATCGCGATCGCGATCTCCAGTCTGCAAACTTCAACCTGTCTCAGGTGCTGCAGACATCTGCGATTGTCGGGCAGCTTCGCCCATTCCCACAGCCCGCGTATATCACCGCGAGCCCATACCAGGCACTCGCCGGCTACGGCCTCTGCCGCTGCAGTACGGGCACTGGCACCGGAACCGGAACGGTAACCCCTTGATTTCCTGATTTCAAAGACCTCCGATGGAGGTCTTTTTTATTGGAGGGACTATGGATTCAGCATTGGTTTCTTTTTACCTGCAGATTGCTTACGCTGTGGGTGCTTTCATCTTCGGTTATGCATGGAATAAGCAGCGCGGACTTTCCGCTCGGCAGAAGGGAATGGAAAATGGGACGCGCGCACTTCTCAAGATGGAGCTTTGTCGGATTCATCGGGAGTCGACAAGTAATGGGTTCATCACATACGATGATGCATCGATCGCCGAGGAGATTTATGCGGCTTATCATGTGCTTGGCGGTAATGGTTCCGGCACGCATATGATGACCGACATTCGAAAGATGAGGATGATGGAGTATGAACGAAAAGTTTAAATGGCTGATCGAACGGATCAATCGTGAGCGGAAGCGTACTCGCGAGGCGAAGTCGTCCATGCGCATTGTGTGGTTTTACGGAATCGGTCTTGCACTGATCAGCGCGCTCCTCGTGGTCGGCTGGTTATATCAGTGGATGCTGACAGGGGAACCCGACCTTCCTCTCCTGGTGTCATATTTCAAAGAATACACGGCAGCCTCGGTCGTGGCTGCCGTGACCTTTCTTTCCGTATTTAATGTCGATAAAAATAATGACGGGCGACCGGATGCCGCGGAGCTTCAGGCCAAGAAACCCAAGGATCCGCCCAAGGTTCAATTCCCGTTCGTACCGAAGAAGGAGGCTTCCCATGACTAGAGAAGAATTGGCTAAGGCCATTGCTGACGGAATTATTGCAGTAGGTATAGAGGGAGACTTCGATTCAGTTTCCTGTTCGACCGCCGGAGACTATCCGTCGATCGGAGTATCGCAGTGGGAGGGGGACAGAGCGGAGGACTTGCTCAGCCGTATCCCCGGAGGTGATTACTACTCCGGGCGTGCCTACTCCGATATCTACTACAGCGGAGACCTCGATGGGCTGCAGGAGCTGCTTAATTCTCCTGACGGCCAGTCCGCTCAGCGAGAGAAGCTGGCGGAGGACTGCTTGGACTACGTAGACGAATTATGGGAGATTCCGAATCTGGATGACACCCGCTGCACGATCTACGCAGGCATGTGGTGCCCGACTTCTACGTCCGTAGTGTGCCGTTTCCTTGCAAACCGGCAGTGGAACTATGACCTTCGCGATCTGGACGTCCTGTGCGCGCTATTTAAATACCAGTATGCGCATGCGGCGGGCTGTGATGAGTATGCGGAAGGCTATTCGAATCGTGCCAATGCCACTTACGACTACTGTAAAGAGCTTGATGTGTAAAAAAAAGTTATATCGAAAATATTCGATGCGGCTAAATGGCCCTGACATGAGTTGGCGGACCATTCCTTGAGTGATTTATCAAAAGGGAACCTCGAACGCCTGCTAGGGTAAAAATTCGCAATCCTTAGCGATTTGTAATATAATTGAAGGTGTGAAATGTGGAAGAAGACAAAATGCGTCTCGCTAGTTGCTGCATTGCTGCTGTGCTCCTCATGGTTGCCGGCTATTTCTTATGGCGAGGAGACTACGGAGCCGGAAGTAGTGATGTCGGCGGATCAATTCAGGACATTGAAAGAGACGTCAGCGAAGCTCAGAGCGGAGTTGACACTGCAAGAAGAGAAAATCAAAATGCTAGAGAAGAGCTCGGACGGATCAACGAAGGAATTGATCGCGCTTCAGAGCGAGCTTACCGACTGCAGGAACAGACTGCAGCAGACCGAGAGCTCCTTGGAGAAATCCGAGATCGCAATGAGCGCTGCCAAGACTTCGCTCTCGAACTTGAACGAACACTTGGAGACATTGACAGCAAAAATCAAAAGGCTCGAGCGCAAGCAGGTGATCGCAAAGAGACAGAGGGACGTGTGGGCGGCGCTAGCCATAGTGGAGCTCGGTAGGATCGTTATTTCCGGACTATGATTTTGTCAAAAATTTGGCAAAAAACTATCCTAAATTCCCGTTATTTGCTGCTGCATGCCCCGAAAATTTTCAAAAAACGAAAGCAAAGAAATTCGATACTATCGAGCTTTTCACAATTAAATAAAAATTTCCGAATCAAACTCGGATACAATATAGGTAAGAGCATGCACATGAACGCATTTCTGAGGAGGAGATCATGCATAT